GGGACTACTGTGCAGATTGATGCGGGGTTCGCGGATATTCTTAACTACGCCTGGCCTCGCGAATTGTATACAAGTAAGTTCGCGCCTGGATTGACATACCTGTAATGGAATGGATTAACGCATATCTCGCCTCAACATACGTCGACGGAGGCCGAGAAATTGGCGCTTTGGACTGCTATGGTTTGGCTAGATTAGTCCGCCACCATCACTGCGGAAAACGCCTGCTCCCATCATTCGGCGCAATCCGCAACACGCAACCAAAAGAATTCACCCGCGCCTACCAACAAGAATCCGCAAACATGGAAGAGTGCGCTCCAGAACACGGAGCCGTTGCAGCCGTGTTCCGTGGCCCTCTCTGCATCCATGTCGCTGTTATAATTGAACTAGAAAATGGATTGCACGCGCTAGAGATTAACCCGAAGAAGGGGGCTCGACTGATGCGCGTTAGTGATTTCGAATCCCAATATCTAAGAGTGATCTACTACCGTGACAATTAGAGTATTCGGATCGAAACTGAATGATGAGCCAAGCGAAGAGTTTCGCGCAGGCGGTGTGACTGTGCGCGACTGGCTGGCCAAGAACGTGCCGAGCTATTCTGATATGGATGTTCACCCGATTAGCGTTTCCCTGAATGGCGAAGTTATTCCGCCTGAGCAATGGGCTATCTGTTCGTTCGCTGCTACTGATACTGTCGACATTGTTATCGAGCCAAAGGGTACAGAGCTGTTCTTCGGAGCGCTATTTCTCGTCGCCATCAAGACTCTGACGCCGAAGATTCCAAAGGTTAGTTCGACCGCGCAGAATGGCGAAGGGATTAACGAGGCCTCAATCAAGGGTAACAAGGTCAAGCTGAACTCTCCTATTCGCGAGATAGCAGGCACTCGCAAGGTTTACCCTGACTACCTGCTTCCTCCGCGTCGCTACTTTGCCGGACCTCGTGAGCAGCATGTCGAGATGTTGCTTTGTATCGGCAAGGGCGAGCACGAGGTTCCAACCAATAAGATCCTTATTGGTGACACTCCTGTTATTTCTCTTGGAGCCGACGTGGAGTTTCATGTCTACGGCCCGAATGCTGATCTATCAGGAAACCCAGCGCACCTTTGGTGGAACGATGTTACTGAGGTTGGATCTAGCTCTAACGGATCATCCGGCCTCGAACTGACGGTATCCGAACCGCTGACTAACGGTTATGTCGCTACCTCGCAGATATTTGACGACTATACCGTCACCATCCCATCAGGCGCCGGAGCATTCCCGCCAGATTGGTTCACAGGCCTCATCGTCCGTATCCTCGTATCGTATCAATACGACTTCGTAGACGGTGGTGGAGGTGCTCGCGATATAATTCGCGGCTTCAATCTCGATATGCTGGCTCCGTCAGTTGGCGACTCAATCGAGATCGCCGGATCTAACGCAGGCTTGTACGTCGTAAACAGCTTCACGCCTTCTGTAGGCCCTATTCCAGCAGAGATGACGCTTAACTTTGATGGTGGCGCGCCTGTAACCGGATTAACTCTAGGATCGCTTCCTGCGAGCATTGCGCCTCGTGGTCAGCGTTTCCGTGTGACCGTATTCAGTGGCTCGCAGATTACCGTTGAGCGTCTTGGCTCGACTGGCGCAGTCGACACTGACTTCCCAGGATTTGTCTATCTGGAAACAGCCTCCGCATCAGTCACTCTAGATCCGTCGAACCTTGAAGGCGGATACCGTGGCCCGTTCGCTATGTGCCCGTTCGGCGAGAAGGCTACTGCTATCGAGTGGGACGTGTTCATGCCGTCTGGCTTGTGCGGTCTTGGTCGTGAAGGCCAAGTCTACGAGGTCGGCGCATTCCACCAATTCGAATGGCGCGATATGGACGTTGCAGGCGCATGGACTACTATCGAGAAAACCCACACAGGCGCATCTCTGGACTCTCAAGGCTTCACTAATCGCGTCGACCTGCCTTATCCGATGCGTCCAGAAGCTCGAATCAAGAAGATCTTCATCCAGCAATCCGAGCGCGAGACAGAGATCAACAACGATACCGTCTGGTACGGTGCGAGATCCCTTCTGTCGGCGCCTATCTCATATGCTGGCGTAACCGTAATGAGCGTCAATGCTCGCGGTGGTGATCGTCTATCTGCACAGTCTGAAGCAATGGTGTCTGTCGAGGCTACTCGCAAGTTGCCTACTCGCCTAAATGGTGCGTGGACTGCTCTAGTTGCAACCCGAGACATCGCCCCTTTCTTCGCTTACGTCGCCAAAAACGTCGGCTATACAGACTCAGACCTAGACCTTGTAGAGCTTGATCGTCTTGATGCTATCTGGAAGGCTCGTGGCGACCACTACGACCAAGCAACTAACACCAATGGCACGGCTAAGGGTGTAATCAATGATGCATTGTCTTGCGGCTACAGTGAGCTTACGGTAGATCGTGGCCTATTGCGGCCAGCTCGTGATGAGCCACGCATTGCTTTCGAGTCGATGTACACGCCTCAAAACATGACTCGCGGCCTTGAGCGCTCGTTTACCGCTGTTCGCCCTGATGACTATGACGGCGTTGATGTTGAGTACGTCGACGGTGTGTCGTGGCAGGTTGAGACGGTTGAATGCCGACTACCTGGTGATGCTGGCACACGAGTCCAAAAGATCAAGGCGGAAGGCTGCACTAACCGCACCAAAGCATGGCGCATTGGAATGCGTCAACGTCGCGCTCTGAAGTTCCGTCGCTGGGAATACAACTGGGCGACCGAACTTGACGCGCTGAACTCTCGCTACCTGAGCTTTGTTCAGGTGGCTGACGATGTTCCTGGCTATGCGCAATCTGCTTACATGATCTCTTACGATAATGGCGTAATTGAATCGTCCGAGGCTTTCGACTGGTCAATGCCAGGCCCGCATTATGTATACGTTCGTCGTCAAGACGGCACTAGTTCTGGCGCATACATCGCAACTCGAATTGATGATTTCCACCTATCGATCTCCGGCCTAGACTTCCCGCCAGATACTTCGCTAGATCGTGAGCCGCCACACTTGCTATTTGGCATCGGTTATCCAGTGCTTATTACCTCTATATCCCCAAGCGGCACCGAGTCCGCTAACGTGGAAGCGATGACGTATAATGTGGAAATATACGCAGACGATGATAATCAAGTGCCATGATCAATTATCCAGAATCACTGCCGCGAGGATTGCATAACGGTCGAACCTATCAGACCGTTAGCCCACTTAAACGATCAGAACTATCTAGTGGTCGCGCTCGTCAGCGTCGGAATTTCACTAGTGTTCCTGCTATGGCTAGCATTAGCTGGATCTTTAACTCTGCTCAGGCTCAGGCATTCGAGGCGTGGTGGAGAACTCAGTTAATCGATGGCTCTCAATGGTTCGAGTGCCCGCTTGAGACTCCGCTCGGCTATCAAGATTACACCGCTCGGTTCACTGATATTTACTCAGGACCGAATCGACTCGGCCCGCTGCTCTGGACGATCTCGGCAGAGCTAGAACTACGCGAACGTCCAATCCTTCCGATTGACTGGGGCCTTATCCCTGACTTCGTAGCAGAACAAGCGATATTCGATATCGCCATGAACAAAAAATGGCCACTTAACCCGTGGCAAATCTACATTCTCGAAACAGACCAAGCTATTAATCAGGAGTGGCCGCAGCCATGAGTTTCTACAATACTGGTAATCCGGTTCCTTCTATTGATCCGAGGGATTTGGATGATAACGCTAAGCATATTGATGACTTGGTAAATAGCACGCTCCCGACGTTTGTTGACAGAAAAGGGGCTACTAGGCGAACGCTATCGGGAATTGAGGCTGACGCCAGCGCCGTTACTCTTCGCGCCGATCTTGCTGACTCGTCAAACCCCTCAAAAAACTCTACACTTGTAGGATTTTACGATCCTCTCGCCCCTGCCTTCCTGAAAACTACTAGCGATATTCTGAATGGCCTTCCGGTTAACCTTAACAGATTTATCGAAAAGTCAAAATGGTCATCGATCAAGGCAAATACCAATACAGATAACCTGTTTTCAAATATTCAGAGCGCGCTTGACAGTGATGCTCGAAAAATAATAATCGGAAACGGCACCTACAACTACGAAACCGATCCTTCAACTTCTCTGATGCTCAGTGCCAAAGGTCCATGCCTTGAAGGGTTCGGGCCTGAATCAATTTTAAAAAACGTCGGCACCGGCACGGCCATTACTTTTTTAGGAAATACAAGCGGCGACGGGCCTCGCGCCACTTATGCCGGCAGTACCTCACGCATGCAATCAGTCAGCTTTAAAGATTTCTCCCTGGTCGGGAACTCTTTATCTCTTGATGGAATGAGTCTTTCTTACACAGAGAAATTCGGCCGAGGATCTCCAAAGCTCGACAATGTAATAATCAGAGACCACGGTCGTGATGGGCTTTTCTGGACCTTCGGGGATGGCCTAGTTCTTGATAAGTGCGATCTTTTATACAATGGACGGCACAACCTTTTCGTATTCCAGAACGCAAACGGTCTTGAGGTTTTCGGTGGGAACATAAGCGGCGCAAAGACTGGCCACGGGGCGTACTTGAATCAGGTTGCTTCCACTTGCTCGTTTTGGGGTACAAACATCCATGACAACGCCGGGTCTGCGCTACTGGCACAGCGCTGCGAACAACCGTCATTGTTTGGCGTTTTGATGAATGGCAACGGTCACATAAGTGCATCTCCGGCAGTTCAGCTTATCGGTGATGATACGAAGAAAACCGTAGCCGCCCTAATTAAACAATGCCTGTTTGGCGACAACAATCCTACTGGCGCCGATCTCCTGACCACTAACGTCCGGTCGGTCTCCATTGAAAACCCATACATCTTCTGCGTTAACGCAGCAAAACCAGAAATATTTAGGCTTGCTGGAGAAAGTCGCGGTGTCAAAATAAGTAGTCCGCACTGGTATTTTTCTAACGGGGCAAACCCGAAAAAGGTTCAGCCGGTTGCCGGCCAAGAGGCAACGATCACATATCAGCTTATTGATGACGTGTCCCAGAACTCTGCGCCTGGTACGCCTGATGAGTCTAAGCAAGTCGATGAAATCTGGGATAGATTTCTCGAATACAGAGTACGAAACGCCAACAACATCTTATTCCAGACTAGAGTTACTGGATCAGAGACAGCCCCTTTCTTCGCGCTTACCGCTCGCGGCAAGATGCAAGTTCGAAGAGATGGGACTACCGCGAACCCATTAAGGACCCTTGAGGTTGATAGCAGCGATAGGTGGTCGTTTGCTGGCCGCGTAATTACCGACCTAGGGTTCGTCACTAACGGAAGCGCATATACCGATAGGCCGATACAGGCCGGAACGAATGTGCTTTATGTAGACACATTCAACATGTGGCGCGCTAAAAACGGCACGCCTACAACTGCTATTGATGGGGACCCGCTGGGCAAGAAGGTTGCGGTTCCTGCTTCCGCCACAGGCTCCGGATCTCCAGGCCAGTGGGCGGCATCTAGTACATTTTTTTACGCATACGTCGGCGACGGAACAACTCACGCATGGGTAAGGACGGCTCTAGCTACTTGGTAGTAATTGTAGAGGCCCGCCATTGAGCGGGCTTTCTCTGCCAGCATGGTAAAATACCGACAAAGCTTTAAAACCAGAGAGCCAAAATGACTAACACCTACAACACGCTAAACCCACTAGGCTCTACGTCCGCCAAAGATCTTTCGGATAACGCGTCGAATTTTGATGAGGGGATGAACTCGTTATCTCCTTCTTTCTATGACCGGTTCAAGCGTCGTCGTGAGACTTGGGCTGGCATGGAGAAAATGGTTTCCGACTTTCTGGAGGCTATGGGTTTCGAGGCGACACATCTTCAGTATGTGGATGGTACGCCGCTTACCGTGTTGCGGCCTACTCAGTTGATTGATCGGGCTGGCTCTGTTTACAAGGTAAAGATGCCGGCAGTGTTCCCTGTGATGCTGACTGGCACATGGGCGACTGATCAAAATTTACTGGTTGATGTTGGCGATGCATCTCTTCGCATGGATCTGGCTAACTCGGCAGATCCGGCCAAGGGCGCGGCAATGGTTGCGCGCACGATGGCATGTCTGCCGTCTGTTGTGTCGCTGCTGACTGCTAGCACTAACAATGCCAGCCAAAATATCGAGGTTTTCAGCTATCACGCAAGCCTTGGATACGGCGGTGGTGTTTGGCGGTGGGACTCTGCTCGTGCAAAGTCTGAGCATAACGGAGCATACATTGTCAGCAATACTGTTCCGTGGAACGGATCGACTGCAACGCTTGGCGCTTTCTTGGCTGGCACTGGAGAGACGCTGCCCGCTGGTCTTGGTTGCTGGGTTAAGCAGGACTGGCGCGACATCAAGCTTGTAGACTTCGGTGTGGTCGAAGGTATTGCTGCTGACAACTCGGCAGCATGGCAGGCAGCAGTTCGGTTTGCGGCTAAGAATCACCGTGAGCTTATCATGCCGGACTTCTTGGTGCGCGTTGATACGATGGCTACCGTTCGCGGCGATATAGAACTGTTCAACACCGTGAAGATTCGCGGT